AGACCGCAATCAGTTACATCTACGAGAAGGCTGCGGAACTTCTAACGGGAGAACGCAAGGAGATTTTCGGTACCGCACTTGATTGGGGAAACGAATACGAACCAATCTGCAAGGCTTACTACTCAGAACTCAGAGGCGTAACCATTGAGGAGATGCCGTTCATTGAGATTAACGAATACTCAGGGGCAAGTCCTGACGGAATGGTTGATGGCGAACTGATAGAAATCAAATGCCCGTACAACACCGCGAACCACCTTAAGACTGCTTTCGAGGATTATATCGACCCAAAGTATATGTGGCAGATGCAAGGTCAGATGTTGGCAACTGGAGCGTTAGCTTGTCGGTTCATTAGCTTCGACCCACGCATCAAGGACGAACGCTTCAAACTGATTGAGATACGAGTAGAGCAAGACCTTGAGATGCAAGAACAACTCCGCGAACGATTAGCGTTTGCAAATGATTATCTTCGTAACCTTTTAAACATCAAATAATGGAAAACAAAGTGATTTTTGTGGATGGCTTAAACGTCTACACACCGAACGAGAACGCTCCTGACTGGGTCAAAGCGAGTATGGTAATTAACCCGAGCAAGCTGGTCAAGTGGTTGCAGCAAAATGACGACTACCTAAAGGAAGGCAAGCACGGTCTTGAGTTACGACTTCAAATTAAGCAGTCGGCACAAGGCAAGTTATACGCAAGCGTTGACACTTACGAGCCCAAACTTAAGGAAGAGGTCAAAGCGGTAACGGTAGACGATGGCAATTTCCCGTTCTAAAATTGTCAAAGAGTTGGACAAGGCATTCAGTCGGTTTATCCGATTGAGTGCCGCCAATCTTGACGGCTTTGTTGAGTGCTACACTTGCGGCAGAAGTTACCATTGGAAGAAGATTCAATGCGGACACTTTATGTCCAGAGCAAGGTATGCTACGAGATGGCACGAGGACAACTGCAGACCGCAATGCTACGGCTGTAATGTAATGCAACAGGGTAGACAATACGACTTCGGGCTAAACTTAGACCGAGAACGCGAAGGGTTGGCGGAAGAGATGCACCAGCTCAGCTTAACAACGGTAAAGTTTGCAACGTGGGAACTTGAGGAGATGCTTAAAGAGTATAAGGACAAAGTCAAATCCTTAGAATCCTGAACTTCCTCAACTTCCTAAGTGATATTTTTTTGCCGTAGTGTTTTGGATATTCAAAAGTTATTTAGATATTGCACCAATCAAACGGGGGTCGCGCATCCGTAACGCGAGGAAAAACAAGAACAATGGAAGTATGTAGTTTAACAAGTCCCAAAACGGGCAAACCAGTGCCAAGTCAAGTTGTAATCAGGCACAACGGAACAGAGTGGTTTTCTTCTTACGATACCATAATTGGTAAGTGGGAGAATGGAACAATCTACCTTGATGAATACTATTGGACTTTTTCAAAAACCACGAGCAAGTACAGAAACCGTTGGTTAGGTCTAAGCAACCAAGAAGTCAAGGAAGCAATAAACAAAGGAGAAATCAAACTTGTAAACTTGAACTAATGGAGTGGGCACTGAATGAATACACGTACCGCGAATGCTGCGGGGAATCAATCCGCGCTTGCGATGGTTGCGACTGCTACGAGTGCGATAGTTGCGGAGAATTGAACTTTGAAAAGTGCGCACCTAATAATCCTTACGAGTGCATTGATTGTTACACTTTAAGAATCGAAGAACAATGTTAATAGACGTTAGAAGTGAAGAGAGCGTTTACATCATAATTGATGGGCGCACATATTACATCGACCACTCGTTAGACGAGCCAATTGTCGAGTACTGGACAGAAGAACAAGAACCCATAACACTTATACCAAATGATTCCAATACCCAAGATTGAAGAAGTGATAGCGGAGGCGAACGCCAAGAAGATAACCGCCTATCGGATAGCCAAAGAAACGGGACTATCAACTCAAACCGTTTACGCTTACTTCGCTGGCGAGAGGGTCAGCGTAAGAACTCAGGAAACAATAATAAACTACATAAACCAGAACTGATGTTTTACAACACGAACAACGAAATCGGGACAGAGCTGAAGAAGTCCCAAGAGAAAGCCAAAAGTCAGGACGAACTTGTTCTACTTTACTTCAGAAACCATGACCAGCTCGGGGTAACGCCTGAACGAGTTCTGCGGCACTTTCAAATCATGGAGCCGTTATCTTCCGACAAGTGGGCAAAGACACCTCTTACTTCAATTAGAAGGTCGTTCTCGAACCTTCACAAGAAAGGGCTAATCGAGAAGACTGGCTACAAGATAGAAGGCGAATTTGGCAAACAGATAAACGTGTGGAGATGCAAGTGAGAATCAACGACAATATGAGGCAGCAACTGACCGACATCATTGAGTTGCACAAGGGTTACTTTGGTGGAGATGTGGAACATTTACTTGATGCTCTGAACGGAGTTAAAGCCAGTAGATACATCGGTCAGGAAGCAAAGGAGATAATATCAAACATCGAACAGGCTACGGGAATATCTTACTCCGAACTGAAGTCAAAGAACCGAGAACGGAACACCGTAATAGCAAGGCAGTACGCCATGTTTCAACTGTACGACATTCTGTACCCGTTGGGTTATACATTGACCGAGATAGGCAAGATGTTCAATAGAGACCACTCTACGGTCATCTACTCAATCCGACAGGTAGAAGATGCCCTGAGTGCTGGCGACTTTTTAGTAACGAAAATCCACGAGAACTATGGAAAGTTGGAAGCTAAGAGTGATTGATTTTGTCATGTGGACACTCGGATATGAGCGAGAAAAATGACTTCCAAGTGGCACAATTTTGTATATTTGCTACTTACTAATGAACGCTAAGGCAAAAGAGCGTTTGTCGTAAACCCTGAGTTATGAACAGATACATAAACCGATACGGGAAAAACAACATTCGACCTTCTCAGGTGGTCATGTTGGGCGTTGCCTCGCCTCCCGTTCGGTTACCTTTAAACCCTGAGACATGGCTGAAAACAAAAAGTCATTCATCCTGTACTGCGACCAAAAAGGAGTATGGGACAAACTCGATGACGCTCAAGCTGGGCGTTTAATCAAACACATTATTTCTTACGTCAACGATGACAACCCGGTTGCTCCTGACTTCATAACTGAGTTAGCATTTGAGCCGATTAAACAATCGTTGAAACGCGACCTAAAGAAGTGGGAGAAACAACAAGAACAACGCTCGGAAGCTGGTAAACGCTCTGCTGAAATTCGTAAACGGAACGCAGCGAAAGCCAACGACCGTTCAACGACCGTTAACGACCGTTCAATTTCGTCTACTGTTAATGGTAATGTAAGTGTTAATGTAAATGATAATGTTAATGTTAATGTTAATGAGAGTGTAATTAAAACGCCCACACGCGAGGAGGTAGAACGAGAAATTTGTAATAACCTATTTACTCGCGGCATTTCATCCGTATCATTTCCTGTTGATGACCTTGCTCAAAGATTCCACGACAATTACGAATCGAAAGGCTGGGAGATAAACGGACAACGCATCTACAAGTGGCAGCCGAAACTCAACCAATGGATTTCGGAGGAGTTAAAAAACAAATCCTCATCTTTGGAAACACAGGAAGAAAAGGAAGCCCGCGAGTTCATGGAAATGATAAACGACTACAACACTCACAAAACACTCTACGGAGAGGATTCCGCAAACGCTAAATTTAACTTCGATGTACAACCTAATATCAACAATAACAGAATTGCCTAAGCTCATAGGCTGTGCAGATTTCCCGAACTCTCCTCAGGGAATGGGTCTTATCAAAATGATACAGGACTTCATTAACTCGGAGTATAGATACACGGGGGAACAGGTCAAAGAAGCGTTTACAATGGCAGTAAAACGGGAGCTTTACTTGGATGGAAAGCGAGTAGACCCTTCTACCTTTGGACAACATCTATCTGTTAACGTGGTCGGTCAGGTGCTGACGGCATATAAGGAACATAAAAGAGTTGGAAGGGCACGACCTGGTTACAACCCGAACCAGCTACCCGAGTTCAAAAAGAAACCTATCGCACCAGCCGAAGCGCATGACATGATACTGGAATGGATTAAAAAGGACGGAGAACTTCCAGCATTCGCACCGTACAATATAGCTTACCTTTACCTACTCGAAAAGGGTCAGGTCAAACCAGTAAGCGAAGAGACAAGCAGAATGCGACTTATGGGCGCAAATGTGGAGGTGAGTGCTAAACGGAAAGCTGCCGAAGATTGGTACAAAAGAAATGCGGTTTAACGCATTTTGCATATCGCGATACGCAAAAAGTGAATCATAAAAAGTGAAATAGTGCGGTATAGCACACCGTAAAACGAAAACGAACTTTTAAAAATAAAGGGATGAAAACAAGAGAAGAGGCAGAAGCAAGGGCGTTGGAACTCTTTCCAATTCATCCAGAGTTTGACGTTGACAGATTGAAGCCACTCAGAGAAGCATACTTACAAGGTTGGCAAGAAGCTCAACAGGACAAACAGACCTGTGGATTCTGCGTAAATAAAAAATCACTACATTTAAGCCCGTGAAAGACCAAGCGGCAATCGACCTACTCAAAGACGAGGAACTACACGAACTTGCGGAGAAGTTATGCAATTGCCCTGATGACCTTATTCAAGAGGTGGTTCTTCTTCTGCTGGAGATGCCTGACGAAAAGTGGCAACAGATAAACGAAGGCGGCTACCTGAGATTCTACGTGGTGAGGACGATGATGACAATGGCAACATCTAAACGCTCCAGCTTCTCGAAGTTATACGACCTCCACAACCACAAGAAGGTAGACCACGAGCGAGAAGACTACGACTGGGAAAAGGAAGACGACATTGCACTTTTGGAAACCCTGATGGACGAGCTGCATTGGTATGACCGCGAGGTTCTTAAATTGTGGCTTGAAGAAGGCAGCTACAGGAAGGTCGGCAAGAAGGTAGATATACCCTACAAGTCAATAGGAAACACAGTAAACAAAGCACTTGAACAACTAAGAGACAATTACTATGCTATACATCTTGAGCGCATTATCCGCGAGCGTTGCCGCTTACCTTTGGATTGAGGTATTCGCGATAGACCTACTTCTGAAAAGCTGGCTACGGTTGCCCGACACCTATCCGTTGAAACCTTTCGACTGTCGGCTTTGTATGTCGTTTTGGCTGGGGGTTCTGATGTGTTCGTTTCACAGCCCTGAGGCTCTTATTTACGTACCTTTGCTGAGTGTTTTATTTGAGAGATTAATGTATAGATTTGATATATGAGCAACGCAATACTCTTGATGTTTGTTATTGTGCTAACTATCTATGTCGGCAAACAACTTATTAAAGAACCTGAATGATGGACAAAAACGAAGT